TCGCCGGGAGTGGTCACCAGGCCGTCTTGCCAGCGGGCCAGATCGGTCACCGTTCCTTCATCATCCACCAGGATGGCCCCGTCCTTGCCGTTGCCCTCGATGCGGATCTCCTTGGGCAAGGGATCGCCCGGATTGGGCGGCTCGCACTTCACGCGGATTTGCGGCTGGGTCGCGCGCTCTGCGATGGTGCGGAATTCCGCGGGTCCGTCGGGCGGGTCCTCCGCCGGTTCGCCATTCTGCTCGGGGACCACCCAGACCGGCTTTCCCGCTCCGACGTTGGCCGCCCGGAAGTCGAGTTCCACCTCGTCGGTGGCCTCGGTCTCGCGGATGCCGTAGTCGCCTCGAACCGACCTGAAGCGGTAGATGTTGGAATCCTCCTTGTGGTCCTTGAACACGTTGGCACCTCCTCCGACGTTCTCGCCGGTCCAGAGCTGCGCCCAGTGTTCGATGTCGCTCTGCTGGTAGACCTTTACCTTCGGCGTGCCACCGTCGTCCTCCAGCTTGAAGAGCTTCACGAAATACTCGCCGTCGCTTCCTGATCCCGCCGGGTCCTCGGGGTAGTAATGGTTGCCATCCTGGTCCTCGGCCGCGGCGAGGATCTCGGGCTCCTCGCTGATCTCGCCCATCTCGTCGGTGACGATCTTGCACCAGAGGGTGTCACCGAATGCCATGGCGATCTGCGGGCGGGGGATGGTGTCGAGGGTCTCTTCGCCCACCTTGGGGATGTGAAACTTCACTGCCGGGGTGTCGTCGGTCTTGGGCTTGCGCTCGATCACCCAACCTTCCTTGATCGTGACCTGATAGCTGTCGTCCTTCTTCTCGATGCCGATGACCGCGAAGGGTGGCAACGCGGGATTCGGCGAGAGGCCAGGACCGGGGCGCGAGTAGGCGAAGCCGCCCGACGAGGCGATGAGTTCGAGCCCCGTCCCCGGTCGCGGCGTGCGCGAGGCGATGGCATCGAGCAGGGCGTTCCAGTCCTCAGCAAGCACCGGATCTCCGCGCTTCTTTCTGGCTGGCAGCCGGTTCATTCCTCCTCCTCCTGATAGATGTCCTCGTCCCAGCCGCCCCGGTCGCTGGCCAGCCATTCCATCTCGATGCGGAATGACTTGCCCTCCTGTGACTGGCTCACGCCATTGAGCAGCCAGTTGCGGCCGCCGGCCAGTTCCGGCACCGGGCCAGACGGCTCGGAAATGTTCCCGATGTCGTTGAGATCAGACGACTTCGCCGGCTTGTCGCGCACCCAGCTTTCCCGCCACGTCACTCGCGGGCTGTAGTAGCTGGTCTGCCCGCGCTCGATCTTGCCGAGGACTTCCGTTCCCAAGTCGCTCTCGATCTTGTCGCGGAGCTTGTTGCCCTGGTCGTCCTTGTCCTTGCCGGACTGGATCAGTTGGATCGCCTCGCGCTCCTTGTCTTCGAGGTCCTTGTAGCGCGGATGGCTGAGCAGCGGCTCCTCCGAGAGCGACAGCCCCATCGAATAGACGGCGTTGTTCTTCTCGTCGGCTTCTTCCTTTTCTTCCGCCCCGGCATACTGGCAGACGATTTCGGCGAGGTCGCCCTCGGTGAAGCTGGCGGTGACCTGCGAGACCTGGATGAAGTTGATCTCCGGATGGACCGTGCCGGGTCGCGGCATCAAGGCGACGGCGGAACTGCGGTGGCAGAGGAAGATCTGGGTGGCGGTCCACTTGCCCTCCTTGTCGATCTGGACGGAGTAACCCGGCTGCGGGTAGAGGCGTCCGGGCTGGATGGCAACGTGTCTCGGCATCTTGGCCGGGACGCGGCGTCAACCGAAGGCCGCCTGGCCCCCGCCGCCGAGCTTGTCGACCCGCCGGTTGAGGTCGTTGAGCAGCCGGTTGGTTTCGCCGGTCAGCCGGTTGTTTTCGCGTTGGGCGTCCAGGGCCCCGGACGAGTAGCCGCCGCCGCCGACTTTGCCGAGCGAGGTGACGATCGGTGCCAGCGATGAGGCGGCTGGTATGGCAGCCGAAGTTCCGGTGCCGCTGACCTTTCCCGCAGCGGCGACCGTCTTGGCGGTCTCCTCGGGCTTGGGCATCGTGTCGCGGATCGAGGTGACCACCTTGCCGAAGCTGTCCCGCAGGCCGCGGGTGTCGATGAGTTCGCTGCCGGTGGATTCGCCCGCCTTGCGTGCTGCCTCCGCCACCCGCTCGCCGAGTTTCGGTGCCCCCTGGCTGATGAGTCCCTGCGCACCTTTGGCGATCTCCTTGAAGTTCATGCCGAACAGTTCCGCGCCCGCTTCCCGCCGGTCCTTGAGGATGTTCCCGAAGTTGGTCTCCACGTCGCCCGCCTCGAAGCCGAGCAGGTCGCTCATCCCTGGAATCTTGAGCAGTCCCTTGAGCAGGTGGGCGATAACCCATTCCATGCCGGATTGCAGATAGACGATGGGCGTCTGGAACGCGTTGAGCAGCGCTGCACCGAAGCCGGCCACCAACCCGAGCAGGGTGGTGCCGAGGCTCTTCCACATCGCGCCGTCGGTGATCAGGTTCCAGAAGAACTCGATGGCGGCGCGGAAGCCGTTGACCAGCGCGTTCACGCCCACGGCAAAGCCGAGTTTGAGGGACGATGCCACGAGGTCGATCAACTGCCCGCTCTTGAAGGCGGCGATCACGAACATCACCGCCTCCTTGACCCGCAGGCCTGCTTCGGTGGCGAGCGGCGTGAGTTGCTGGACCAGTCCGATGGCCTGCTCGACCAGGGGACGGATGGCGTCGTTGATCGGGGTGCCGAGGGTGAGGAAGACCTCGTTGATGCTGTCCTTCAACGTGGAAAACAGTCCGCCGGTCGTCTTGCCCTGCGCCTCCATCATCCCTGCAAACTTGCCGCCCTGTGAGGTCATCGAAACGAAGGCCCGCTCGATGGCCGGGAAGCCGACCTGGCCGGACTCGACCAGTTTCTTCACCTCGGAGTCCGACACGCCGAACTGCTTGGCGAGTTCCTGGATGATCGGGATGCCGCGGCCGGTGAGCTGGTTGATGTCCTCGGCGAAGAGCCGTCCCTGGACCCGCGCCTTGCCGTAGAGTTCGGCGATCTCGTTGACCGGTGCCTGCACGCCTGCCGAAACGTCGCCGATCCTGCGGAGGGTTTCCGGAACCGAGTCGGCGGATTCACCGAAGGCGATCAGCTTGCGGCCGGCATCCGCCAGTTCAGGGAACTCGAAGGGTGTCTTGGCCCCGAGTTCGCGGAGCTTGGCTAGGGTTTGCTCCGCCTTGGCGGCATCGCCGATCAGCGTGGTGAAGGCGACCTTGGTTTGCTCGAAGTCGGCCGCGGCCGTCACCGCCTTCATGCCGACACCCACTGCGGCAGCCCCGCCGGCCATGGCCGCGCCGATGGATGCCTTGAAGGCGGTCCCGGCGACACTGAAGCCTTTCTGCAAGGCGGCGGCACCGCCCTTGCCAAGTCCGGCCAGTCCCGCGCCCGTGAGTCTCCCCATGCGTCGGGCCGACGCGCCGACCAGCTCGGTGGCACCGGCCATCGCTCGCTTCAAGGCAGTGATGTCGGCTCCGAGGGTGACGGTCAGGGCGCTCATGCGCCGGGGGTGGAGTCAACCGGGAGAAAAAACCGACCCGCCTCGCGGGACCTCTTGCCGCTGCCCTCCCGTCACTGCGCTTGCCGTCGGTCGTCGCTCCCTTGGCCCCTCCGTTCTCCTCGCTCCCCTTCTGCGGGCTTTAGGGGACTGAACTGCGGGCCACCCGGAACCCGATGTAGATGTTAGTGCAATCAGGGAGGAAGTCCCAGCGGCTCGCGAGGCGGCAGCAGTCCGCGATGCCGCCCCAACTGCCGCCCCGGACTACCCGAGACGAGCCCGAAGCTGGCCCCTTAGGATCCACTCCGCCCGAGAGACTGGTATCATACCAATCAGCGCACAACTCGCAGACATTCCCGCTCATGTCATGCAGGCCCCAGGCATTCGCTTGCTTGGTACCTACTGGATGCGTCTTTTCGTCATACCAGGCCACTTGATCGAGCGAGCCACCTGAGTAGGTGCCACTCTGCCCCGCCCTCGCCGCATATTCCCACTGTGCTTCCGTCGGTAGTGCCATGGTCCCGCCGTCCTTGCTGCCGAGGTAGGCATTTAGTTTTTTAAGGAAATCCTGAGCATCATTCCAACTCACACTTTCTACCGGCAAATTAGCACCGTTGAAATTGCAAGGGTTAGCTCCCATCACGGCCTGCCACTGCTCCTGCGTCACCTCCGTTTTCGCCATCCAAAAGCCCTTGCTCAAGGTAACCTTCACTTGATTTTCATCGCTATCCCGGTCTTCTTCAGAAGCTGGGCTACCCATCAAAAAATCGCCTGCGGGACACCAGCAGAATATCATGCTTACCCCGGGAGCTATTTTGATGGTCTTCTGCTCGCCTGCCCGAATCCCTCGCAGTTTCTCATAAGCTGCGGCTGCCATTGCATCAGCCCGAGCCTCAGCCCGAGCTTCAGCCCACGCGTAAAAAACTTTCGAACCAATAAAGCAGGCAGCGAAAATGCCTACCACCGCCAGCCAGGCGCTCAGATGGATGCTGCCAGCAGTAATCGCGGCAAAGAATATCGCGCCAAATGCAACCATAGTGATCAGTCTCAGGCGAAGCGAAGACCTAACTTTCGCCGCTTTATTCTCCGTTTCGGCCAAGATTTCCAAGCATTCGCGACCTAACTCAGAATCTGGCTTCGTGATGAGTTTTCGAAGTCGCTCAAAGTCGGATTTAAAAATCCGATGCTTGTAGATGGAATCCACGAGATGAGGTAGAGAGCCATTCGCGTCAGGTTAAGCCACAACGCGCTGACTGACAGTGAATTAAAACGGAAAAAAGTCCGAATTATGTGTTGACAGGGTGAGCGAGCCGGCAAGCTCGGCATGTCTAAGACTTCACCCGC